TTTGCTTGCGCATCTAAAGGATAATCCGATAGAGCACCCAGCATGGGAGGGAACGATCGCATCACTGCGAGAGTATCCTTCCGTTCCGTTTTCACCAATAAATTGGTGCGAGACGGTTCCTGGTAGTAAGTTAACATTTGTTCCCAAGAACGCTAAAACCGATCGTCCTATCTGTATAGAGCCGTTAATTAATAGCTATATACAGAGTGGTTTAGGCTCTTACATCCGCGGACGCCTTAAAAAGTGTCACGTGGATTTAAGAGATCAAACAGTAAATCAGGAGTTCGCGCGTAAATCATCACGCGATAACTCTCTGGCTACTGTCGATTTGAGCTCAGCATCTGATACCATATCTTATATGGTGGTGCTGAATCTCTTACCTATCGATTGGTTCAATCTACTAGATGTAACTAGATGTCCTACTTTCGTTTATGAAGGAAAGACTTATCCACTTGAGAAAATTTCCTCAATGGGTAATGGGTACACTTTTGAGTTAGAGAGTTTAATTTTTTATTCTCTAGCTCATTCAGTGTGTAGGTATTTAAAATTACCTACACATGAAGTGAACTCATACGGAGACGATATAATTATCCCCGTTGCTGGTTACGAACTGTTAACTAAGGTTTTAAACTGCCTTGGTTTTTCAGTTAATCTAGAGAAGTCTTACCATGCGGGCCCCTTTCGGGAGTCGTGTGGCAAAGATTTCTTTCTTGGGTGTCAGGTTCGACCATTGTTTTTAAAGCGATCACCAAGTGCATCTTCTTTGATGTATTGGTGTAATCATATTCGCCGTATGCAGGATTATATTAATGATCCTGTGTATAAGCATTTATGGTTAGGCTTTAAAAGTTTAGTGCCTAGAATCTTCCATAAGTTGGAAGGTCCTGACGGTGCTGGTGATGGGCACTTTATTGTGCCTTTTGAGGAATACTCGGGAAACCGAGTTCATTCTAAACGGAAGTATGGATGGGAAGGTTATGGTTTTTATACCATGACCGCCCAGCCTATTAACTTCCGCACTAATGGCCATGCTAACTATGCAGCTGCTTTATATGATGCTCAATTTTGTAGTCACTTCACTGTGACTGAGCGTGTTAAAACGCTTGACCAATCTGGTCGCAACATTGGGTATCGCAAGCATGCAAGCTGGCTAGCGAAACACGCGTTAACGTCTGGTGGAAGACCTATCCCAAATTCATGGGATGGGTCGACTACTAGGCGAGATCGTGTAAAGAACCGTTTGACAAAGTCTTTCGCAATTTGGAAAGACGTTACGCC